CCGAGCAGACGTCGGCGGTCATCCGGTCGACGTTGCGGTCGGTCTCTTCCGGCGACATCTGCCAGATCCGCTCGCAACGATCCTCGAGCGACAAGGTTCCCACCGCCTGCGAGGACGCCGATGCCTGCTCAGCCAGCGTGCGGAACTCGATCGGCCCCCCAGTTAAGCCGCATCCCGGTGCCCCGGTCGGTCTCGCCCGCCATCGCGAACGCCATGCGCCACAACAGCTTGAGCTGCGGTGTGAACCGGGTGCGCCGATCGCGCACCTTCGATGTCAACGATTCCCGCATCAGACCCGCGCCCTCAGCGGACCCGTTCGCGGCGTCTGGGGGGGTGATCAGGTGCAGCGGAGTACTGGTGACGGCCGCGAATTCCTTGACATCGTCGCGTTTCGCGTTGATGAACTGCCCGAGGTCAGTTTGCGCGGACTCCCACATCTTGAAGTCGGCCGGAAACCGCCACAGAGCACCCGGGCCCGCCTTCAGATCGTTCTCCGGGTCGATCCGGCGGCCCTCGCTGCCGTCGAGGTCGTCGTCATCGTCCTCGTCGTCTTCATCGTCGTCACCGAATAGGCCGCGCTGGCGCAGTGCCTGGTACCAGAACCCGATGATCCGTTGCAGGGTGGTGTCGTTGATGCGGTCGAGCAGATCGATGTGGGGCTCGTACTCCCCCCCATGCCGTGCAGGTTGTCGAATCGCACGATGGGGATGCCGCCGAGCTCATCCAGGCCGGTGATCGCCTCGACCTCGACGTCGGCGTCGAACGTCCACCCGCCCGAACCGTGCCGGTAGGTGTACTTCCGGCCCGGCAGGAACAGGAACGCCGTCTGCTCATCGGTAATTGGGTCGTACTGCTTGACCACTGCGGCGCGCAACCTGGTCGGGTTCGTCAGATCAGGGATGCCTATGCAGCGGCGCGGGTCGATTGCGTGCACGGACGGGCACGGCTGCCCGTTCTTCAGAGCGACACCGCCGCCCTTCGGGACGGCCATGCCGTAGCTCTCCCCCCCCATGGAGAAAGCGAAGTCCTGCAGCTCCTTGAACTGAGCCACAAAGCCGGTCTCGTCCATGATCTGCGCGGCGATATCGTCACCATTGGTGTCGTCATCGGCAAGCGTCGAAATTGCCTGCAGCTCCATACGATCCGACATCGCAGACAGGCACATCGGCGCATAGTTCGACCGCGCTTTACGCATCACATGACGGAACACATCCCGGTACGCCTCTTCGATCTGCGGCAGCGGCGGATCACCCACGTTGTAGGACCACAGCATGTCCAGGAACCGATTGCGGGGGCGTGGTGTACCGGGTGAAGAACGCACCGCTGCCTCGGAGGCTGGGCGGCGCATCTTGTCCTGCCACGGCGGCCGGGTGACCGAGGTGAACATCGCGTTGATCTTCTGGAACCAGTCATCAGGAGAGAGCGTCAACGAAACCCCCCCTCCTATCTGAGTCGCTGGATCACACGTTTCTTCGTCTTCGGCAACTTCGGGAGAACCTCCATGCGGGCCTCCCACGACAGGACACTCGCCATGCAGGCATCGAATTTGCGGTCCTTGTGCAGCTTCCCGAGGATCCACTTCTGCTTGCCGGACTGCAGATCCACCATGTTCAGCAGCTTCTTGCCTGCGTTGCCGAGGTGTCGGGTCAGGTCGCCGTGCTTCTTCGGCTCGTTGGTGGCGAACTCGATATCCGAGTACGTGATCAGGCCCGAGTTGATCGCCGACTCATACCCGAGAAGTGCTTTCACCATGCGGTCCTGCTTGTTCGTCCAAAACTCCTGAACGACAGCACGTTTCGTGACTGGACTTTCTCCGGCCTTCGCCGCCCATCCACCCAGGGTGGCGGTGTAGTACGCGGGGTCGCCGTAGCACAGCATCACCTTGTAATTGCGGCGGATATAGTTCCACTTCGCAGTCAGCGCAGCCTCGTCGACTTCCCAATCCTCCGCGTGCAGAGGGCATTCGGCCAAGTACTCCAGCTGCTGCAGCCCGGTGCGGACATCGGTCATCACCAGCGCGGTGGCGTCCCGGAACCGGGCGCGTCGAACCCGACCGTCACGTACGCGCCGCGGCGAATGTGCAGCTCAGGCCGTGCCAGGTCCTTCCACAGCCCCCCAGGTTGAACGCCTGGGCGCCTGCTGGGTCCACCGGTTGCACCACACCCGCTCCAGGTACGGCTTATCCGCGCCGGGAATGTCCCACTGCGACGCGAGATCCTCGACGTCGGTGCGCGCCGCCAGCGCCGGCCCGGACGCCTCCCGGATCGCCTCGCAGCGATCCTCGAAGCTGTCCATATCCCAGTCGTCGGATGCCTGCCGGTGGAAGTAGAACATGCGGGGGGGCGCTTGATCTCTCCCCCGCAGCATCGCCTCGGCCTCGAAGTGATCGGTCTCGGCGACTGAGTTCTGGCCGGGCGCGCCGGCCGTCGTCGTCGACATCGACCACGGATCCTGCGCGACCCGCTTACCGGTGTTCGCTTCCATCGTCGTTACCGCGTCACGCTCCGACGGCAGGTACAGGCGGTGCGTCTCGTCGAACGCGTTGAACGTGGTCCGGCCGCCGTCGTTGGAGTCCGGCGCGTTGGCTAAGGGGACGACCTTGCCGTCCGCCTTCCCGCGGTGATCCTTTCGAATCACCCGCTCCAGCGAGCAGTCGAACAGCTCCTTCTCGGGTCCCTCTTCGCAGATGTACTTGAGCGCACCGAAAGCCAGCTCCGACACCTGCAGCTTCGCGTTGGCCAGCATCGGGATGTACGGGTCGACGACCGGCCTGCCCTGCTTGAGCGTGCCATCACGGTTGAAGCCGTTGAAACGCACGGGGCTCCCCCCCGGGTGCAGCTCCGCGTAAGCGATCAGCGCCATCAGTTCCGTCTTCGCGAAGCCCTTGCGCACCGACACCGCGATGCGCTTCCACCTCCGCCGGCCCTCACGCGGGTGACCTTTCGGCCACACCTCGAACGCCCGGTAGATGATGAACTGCCGGTCCTCGTCGAGGACCAGGGGCTGGCCCTTCAAATCGCCCGGCCCGAAGACAGCACCGGTGTAGCCGTTGTAGCCCTGCAGGAAGTCGCAGACCTGGTCACCGAGCGAGGGATAGAACTCTGCCTCGATCGGCGGAACGATCAGATCCATGAGCGGCTATGCGCCGCCGGCGACAACCCTGAATTTGGCGCGCGGATCGGCGGCCTTCGGTGCAGTCCTCTTCGCCGGCGGGGGGTCGTGCCCGATGTCTTCTCCGGTGAGGTGATCTCCCACTGCAGCGTTCGCCGCGACATCGGCGTGAGACCGAACTGCACCATGATCTGCCGAAACTCGCCCGCCAGCGCCTTGGCCGCGGTCACCTTCGTTGCCGGATCCAGCATCGCCTGGTAGATGCGCGCCGCGACGAACAGCAGGTGCACATCGGCATCAATCCACTGGTCCCGCGGTTCCGACGTCCACAGATCATCCCACCACTCGGTGACCGACGGGTACCACTCGATGCTGTCGGGCAGTGTCGGAGTTTTGCGTTCTACCGCCTGCTCAGCGGTGGCCGCGGGTTCTGCCGGAGGTTCGCTGGAGCGGCCTTCTTGACCAGCGTCGCGCGGGTCGATGTCTTGTTCCGTCGCGTCCGGATGGACGGATCCTTGGCGATGGGTCCAGGCATGGGCGGGCTCCTATATCAGGAAGGGACACTTGGCATCCCATAGCGGGAGCGCCAAAGCTGTTGCGCAGGAACGTATTTGAGAAGTTCAGACGGCATATCCGGGGGTTACCGAAAGCCGCGGTGAAGTTTTTCTCCCAACCGTACAGGGCATTTTTCACAGTGCATATCGGTGTCCGGCTGAGGTCCCCGGGGGGGAGGGGGGGTGGAGGCCAGGGTGGGCAGTGTTACCGCAAGGTCAGGGGCGTGATCGGCCGTGTGCGGCTTGGCGTTGGGTCTCGATGCCGTGACACCAGCGACAGGCGGCTATGAGGCGGCCTCGGTCGATGGCTTGGCGCGTCTGCGTCCTGTAGCTGCAACGCCGTCGCGGTGGTGTGCCTCGTTGGCGTATCCGGTGCAGCCTCGTGCTGCAGCTGGCACTGATAGCCGGCGTCGCGGAGGCAGTCGTCTCGTGCTGCTCTGGTGGCTCGTGTGGAGCCTTGGCCTGTGGTGTTGCCCTTCCACGCGTTGGCCTTCGTGTGCTCGACGCAGTAGCGGTCTGAGGTGATGAGCTCTGTGCAGTCAGGCGCTGGGCAGCGACGCGGTGCTCGTGGCATCAGCGGTTGAGTGAGTGCTGAGCCGAGGCAACGAGACCTGTGGTGATGTAGGCCGGCTGAGACCCTTGCTTGGGGGGGAACAGGCTCACGCCACCGAATCGATCGCCATCGTTGTCGTAGGCCATCCATCCGACCAAGTAGTACGTAGTCTGCTGGGACGGAAGGCTGGTCGCCGGGCCCATCAGTGTCGCGCTCCAGCAGTCGATGCAGTTCATTCACTGCGTCGTCGAGCTTGGCGTAGGCAGATCGCCATTCGGGGCTTCGTGCTTCCATCAGTGGTGTGCGCCTGGTCCGTGGCCAAACACACGAACAAAATACTCGGTGGCCAGGCCCTTGGCCTTGGCGTCGCTCATGTACTTGCGGAGCAGGGTGTAGAGCGTGGTCCAAGGCTTCGGGCTGCTGGCCCACTTGGCTCGGCCTTCCCCCACTGGTCCAGTAAGCGTTGAGTGAAGCGGAGGCGCCGACACCGGGACTGCTGTCGGCGCCTCCAGCCATCAGGGGGGGGCCTTTTACTCGGTGGTTTCGGCCGGCGCGTCGACCGGCTCGTCGGACACGGGCGGTTCGACGGGTTCGACCGGCTGCTCCACCGGGGGCGTCGGGAACGACGTCGTCGAGGGCCTGCGCGGCGGCCTTCAGCGCGGTGAGGTCGGGGGGGCCTGGCCCTGGGCGACCTGCTCTTCGAGCTTGGTGATCTCCGAGCTGATCTCATCCTTGGCGCGGGTGAGCTGGGCGGCGATGGCGTCGACGGCGTCCTGGGTTGCGGACATGGCGATCTCCTTGATCTGCGTGATGGTTTCTTCCGTCAGGGTGACGGGCTGCGGTGTTGCAGTCTGTCGGCGGAAGGCGTAGACGATGGCGCCGAGGAGCACGATGGCGGTGATGCCGATGGCTTTGTCCACGGGTCAGAACTCCTGCCTCACAGCGGATATGAGCCGGTCGACTGTGGTGCACCAGAACTGTTCCTGGTAGGTGCACCAGAGGCCCTGGTATTGGCCGCAGCGGCAGTCCGGCTGGTGCCGGGAATGGCGGGCCTTGTCCAGGGCGGCGTTGAGTTGGTCCAGGGCGGTGGGCGCTTTGATCGTCATTCGGCACTCCCCCTCGACTGGGGGGGCACGAAAAAACCGCTGGTCCGGTCCGGACACAGCGGTGCTTGACCATTAGCGTACTAGAAAGTACCTCCAACGTCCTCAAAAGCACCTGTGTTCCTTTCATCGAGATCTGTTCATGCGTCGTGTTCGGAGACTGGTGACGTAGTCCTTGACCGATCCGACGAGGTATTCCGGGGCGCCGTCGGGTCCGCAGCGCTGTTCGATGTGGCCAGCGCGAGCCCAGTTGTAGATGTCTTTGCGCGTGCGGTCGAGGGCGTGGGCGATATCGCGGGCCGACATCCATTCGTCATCGGCATCGTTCAACAGGTTGGGTCGTGGCCGCGTCCAATGGATATCGAGGGACGCCCAGTGCTCGTCGAGGCGGTGTAGGTCACCGGCTGGGTCTTCGCACATGCCCTGCGCGATGCGCTGGACCAGGCCGCGGTACGAAAGGGCGACGCGCTTGGCCTTGTCTTCGCGATTATCTTCGGGCCATGGCCATGGGCGGGTGCGCCAGCGGGTGGGTGGCTGAGCTGGCTTCCGGTTCTCTTCAGACATCGGTACCAGTCCGATATTCCGAGCCGCGGTAGAGCGCGGTCTTGTCGACCGTGATGGTCAGGTCGGCGTCTTCGATCACCCCTGCAAGCAACTCAGTGACGGGTTGGAAGCGCAAGGATCGGCGTTGTTCTTCGTAGCTCGGCGGGGGGGTGACCTGGGTTGGAATCTCTGGCCAGGAGAGGAGACCTTTGAGGAAGTCGAAGTGGTCGTGCTCGGTGAACTTCCGGCGGCTGACCTGTGTCCAAATACCGGACCAGCGCGTGCGCCAACTGCCGGTTCCCTGATCGATGACGACGTTGAGCTCGGCGTGCGGCCCGTAGAGCAGGAAGTCGTGAGGATGCATGTCGCTGGTACTGCTGTCGAAGACCGGGGGTTTCCCAATCTCCCAGGACGTAAAGGCGGAAGCGGCGTTCGACCATCATGCGACGTGTTCCCGGCCGCCGTACAGCACCAGGTACCCGACCTGTGCCTGTTGCTCGGTGGTGAGGTCATCCCATAGGTCGATCATCCGGTCGGCGATGAGCAGGCTGATGGTTCGCTTGTGGGGGGTAGGTGATCCACTGTTCGCGGGGGGAACTGCATGATCGGCGGCGGCAACGGAACGATCGGCGGCGGGAGAGGTTGGTCGACGGTGCTGATCTCGATGGTGCGGGCGGTGGGCCTCGGCTCACTGGAAGGTTTCAGGTGATTGGCCCAGTCGGGGCCGAATTCGACGGTGCTGAACTCGCTGTCAGGCAGCGTCCAGAGAGCCGCCATCTTCTCGGAGTACCGGGCGGCGACGCGCGTCTCCAGTTCTTCGAGCTGGACTGTGGTTTCAGGCATGGGTTGCTCCGGGTTCGCAGTCGCAGGGCAGGGTGAGGCAACACGTTCCGCAGATGCCTTGAGGTGCTGTGGTGTTCAGGTCGATATCGGTGATGGTCGACAGTGAGCTACCCGCAATGCCGACGTCGCGCACCTCGCGGGACTTGACCTTGGGCTTCTTGTGTTTCGGTTCGGCTTTCCAGGAGCGCTGGTCGTCGGCGGCCTGGCGGCGGGATGCGGATGCTTTGTCGGTGCTGGTGGCGCGGTCTTCGGGGGGGCGTTCGTGGCCGTCGATGATGACGTCGAGTTCCTCGGCGATGATGGCGCCCCCAGCCGGGTTCGCGGAGGTCGATGCCGTCGGCTTTGATCTTGTCGATCAACTGCTGGAGTCGGTCGAGGCGTTGGTATGCCTCATCGAATAGCCACAACTCGGTGTTCCCTTCTATGACGCGGCCGGTGAGCCAGTCGTATTCGCGTTCGGACCAGGATGATCGGCCGCGGGGGGTGTGCAGTTGGTGTTTTCGCAGGTGATGATGGTGGTGCCGTCGTCGCGGCCTGTGGGGGGGTATCCGCAGCGGGGGGGCATGGCATCGTGAACATTTCGCGTAACCTGGTGTGCCCCAAGTGTTTTCGCACAAGGTGGTGTAGGTTTACGAGTTTCTGTAGGACCTCGATTCCGGTCACGGTCCGGGTTTCGCGGGCCTGCCCTCTCGGTCCCCATCCGTTGCAGTCGTCGCACACCGCGGCCGCCAGCCGTGCGCGCTCCAGTTCACGGCTCGCGGCCTGGTGTTCGGGAGATCCTGCCGCAACGGCCCCCGACAACGTCTTCCGCTGTGTCGATCAGGGCGCGATGCTCG